GTTAGAACAAGCGTTAATTGACATCGCGGCGTTCGTAGACGAAAGAGGATTAAAGATCGCTCTACAAGGTAGAAAATTGATAATTCCAAAAGAATTACAGTTTACTGCTGAGAGAATCATGAAATCACCTTTATCTACAACTCCAGGTGGATCAAGCGCGTGTGCGAAAAACGACATCAACGCAGTAATGAACATGGGTATGGTTCCAGAAGGTTACAGAGTTAACCATTTCTTAACTGATACTGATGCATTCTTCTTGATGACTGATGCGCCAAACGGTTTGAAACACTTTGTAAGATCGCCAATTAAAACAGCGATTGAAGGTGTCTGTGACACTGGTAACGTAAGATTCAAAGCTAGAGAGAGATACTCATTTGGTTTCTCTGACCCTAGAGGAATCTTCGGTTCGCCAGGAGCGTAATAAAATATATCTTAGGGGTGTATCTTTACGCCCCTAGGGGTTAAGGGTATAATTACACAAGGAGAATTTTTATGTTTCAAGGTGATGTAAAATCAAAATTTTTTGAAGATGATAATGCTTCAAGTAACACCTATGTTGCTGTAGCTGCTAGACCTACGTCTACTTTTACTTTAGCAAACTCAAGTTTCGGAACAGAAACAGGAAGAAAAATTACTGCTACAACTGCAGGAACAGGTGACGGTACAAAAACTGTTACTATTGTTGGAACAAATACTAGCGATGAATCTGTAACAGAAGTTATTTCATTACCAGGAACTGCTTCAACAACTTCAGGCACAACTAATTTTTTTAAAACAATCACATCAGCAACTGTAAGTGCACAACCTGCTGCAAACGTTTCGTTAGGAATGACTGATGATATTTCAGGAACAATTTTTGCAGGCAGAACTAGAGTTAGACAGATGCAAGTAAGTTCAGGAGGAAGTGCTGGAAACGTTCAAGTGAGAGATGGTTCTGCAACAGGAACTGCAGGTATTACAGTTAGAACTACTTCAACTGCTGAGGACAACACAACAATTAACATTCCGCAAGATGGTGTTTTGTTTGTTGATGGTGCTTTTGTTACTTTCAAAGAAACAGAATGTCATGCAGTGACAGCATATTTTGATGGGTAATCTATGGATTACTATGCTGACTTAGGTATAGAGATCGACGGCTTCGCAAAAGGTGGTATGCCTGCGAAGAATAAAAAAAATTTCAGATCTACAAAATCTGGTGCAGGTATGACTGCAGCAGGGGTTCGTGCATACAGAAGAATGAACCCTGGATCAAAATTAAAAACAGCAGTAACAGGTAAAGTTAAAAAAGGATCCAAAGCAGCTAAAAGAAGAGCATCTTATTGCAGAAGATCAAAAGGACAAATGAAAATGCATAATATTAATTGTTCTAAAACTCCTGATAAGAGAATATGTGCTGCAAGAAGAAGATGGAAATGTTAGAATTACTTAAAAAATTATTAGGAATTGATAAGTTAGAATATAAAATAAGATTATTAGAAAGAAAAAATTATTGGAGGGAAAAATATAAACATGGCATATCTGAACGCAAACCTTCCACCGATTTACTGTAAAATAAGAAAGGAGTATCTTTATGACCTTAAAAAACATCATGGAGAAAGTGAAGAGTGTGTTATCTTCGGTCTCACCTCTATATCAGGCCGTGCTCTCTTATTTAACATCATGTTACCCAATGGTGCGTGCTATTGGCGTTTGCCTATCTCAGCGTTTTTCCAAAAACGTTTTGACAGAGCCGATGTGCCGAATATGCAGACGCACGAACTTGAACTGTGGAACAGTTTTAGTTATTGGCCTAGCGTTACTTGCTTTGATTGGTTGGATGGTGTAAACGGAAAATATTTAGGCTTAGATAAAAAATTTTATCATGGTAAATATTTATTCACGATTGACTGGGCTCATCCAGACGTTAACATCTTGGATACTGAACATTCTGAAATACCTCAAGAACATAAGTGCGCCCATATTCTGGAGCTTGATAACGGTAATTACGCAGCTCAGCCTAATAATCGTATTTTGTGGCACATTAATAGTTATACCACTGATCGATCTTGGCCTGACTATAAAGTCCAAACTACATATTGGGATGCAGAAGATAATGACATGGTTACAGAAGATAGTGATAAAATGTTCTATCAAATGGAAGAAAAAGAAAAATCAGTAAGTGATTTATTACAAGAGGGTTTTAAAGAGGAACAAGAAAATGATTGATAAATGGATATATAGCTTTTTTGGTGCACTAGACAAAGTATGTCAATGGATGGATAATATACTATTCAATAAAAGGAAGAAGAAATGAATTTTAAATGGGATTTAAAAAAACAGCTAGATGAGAAAAAGAAAGCTGAGTCTGCAAAGGCACAACTTCGTAAAAGAAGTTTAGATTCTATTGCAAGACCTAAAGCAGTTAGAAACATCACATCTAATGATCCTAGACTTCAGGGAATATGATCAAACAAAAAATTGCTTTATTTTTTCACAAACTTTCTCTTGCTTGGTTATCATGCATGATATTTATGGTGCAAGGTAACTTGTTACAATTGACTGCTAAGCATGCGTTAATAGCAACTAGAACAGGAATAATAACAGGTGCTTTAGTGGTCATGATGTCATTTATTCCTTGGAAATTTCATTTTAAATTACCCTTGTTTATGTTTATAGGTTGTTTCTTTGCTGATTTATTATCTCATCCAACTCATTTTGGTCATTGGTGGACTGAAGCATTATGTACAGCATTATTAGCTGCAACTTTTTCATATGTTATAACATTGTCACCAGCAGGTAAAAAATTAGAGGAATATTTAGGTGGCAGATAAACCATTACAAATTGGAGAAGAGGCAAGAGTGCAAATGCCTATGAAGACGGTTGCCAGTTTGATCGTTATCGTAGCACTTGGCACCATGGGTTATTGTCAGATTATAGAACGTTTGAATATTGCAGACACTCGAATACAATTGATGGAGAAGGATCTTGAAGAGAATACAGAGTTTAGAATCAAATGGCCACGTGGACAACTAGGTTCATTGCCCGCCGATTCTGAGCAGTTCATGATGATCGAGGATCTTTACAAGACCACGGACAAGTTAAATAAACATATTGAAAATATGGCTTTGAATAAAGTAAACATTGAATTTTTAAGAAAACAAATGGACAAGGTATTAGTAGATATTGAAAAACTAAAAGATGCTAACAGAGACCTTGGATACAAGAATGGAAACTATCAATGATTGAAACTGTAATAGCTCTTTTAATGATTGTTAACAACGAGATTAAAGAACATAGAATACAAGAAAATATGGCTGCGTGTTTACGTGGTAAGCGTCAGGCAGAGAGACAATATTCAGAAGGTATTGTTTATTCTTGCATAAAGTCGAAGGCTGAATTAGAAAAAAATATAGATGGATCTTTATCAATAAAAAAGTTAATATTGGAGTAATTATGAATTTAAGTCGTAACTTTTCTTTACAAGAATTAATCAAGTCAGATACTGCAATTAGAAAAGGGATTGATAACAATCCAAATGCAGATCAAATAGAAAAACTAAAAACACTTTGTGAAAGAGTTTTGCAACCCGTTCGAGATCACTTCGGCAGGGTAAAGGTGACTAGCGGATTTCGTAGCCCAGAGCTTTGTGCAGCCATTGGTAGCTCAGTAAATTCGCAGCATGCTAAAGCTGAGGCTTGTGATTTCGAAGTGATTGGTGTAGACAACGCAGAAGTTGCAGATTGGATTTATACGAACCTTCAAACAGATCAGTTGATCTTAGAGTTCTATACTCCAGGTGAACCTAACTCTGGGTGGGTACATGCAAGTTATGTTGAATTTAATCCAAGAGCACAGTATTTAAGAGCATATCGAGAAGATAAAAAAACAAAATATAAACCAATTTTAGGAAAGGCAGTAGATTTAGTATGACAATAAGTAGATCTCAAATGACACAACAAGTAGATGGCAAATTAAGAGGTGCCAGAGATGAAAAGAAAAAAGAAAAAAAGAAACTTCAAGCTAAAAAATCCAATAAAAAGAATCCTCTCTCTAGGACATTTACTGTTTAGACCAAGAGTGGTACAATCAAAGAAGTTGTACAACCGAAAGAGGCTTAGACACTATGACAAAACTATGTGCTAGAGGCAAAGCGGCCGCTAAAAGAAAATTCAAGGTATATCCCAGTGCATACGCGAACGCATATGCTAGTAAGATTTGTGCGGGTAAAATAAAAGATCCCTCAGGTACAAAGAGAAAAGATTGGGGACCTAAAAAAGCATATCAAGGAAAATTCATTAAACACGATTCAGGTGATATAAATTTATCCAATAATGAATTGGCAAATTATTACGGCGACTTACTAAAATGAGTGAACGTGGTTCATGTTGGGAAGGTTATGTCCAAAAGGGCATGAAGAAAAAAGGGGATCGTATGGTTCCTAATTGTGTACCCAGAGGAATGAAATCAGGTGGTTTAAAAAAATGGTTTTCAGAAAAATGGGTAGATATCGGTTCTAAAAAACCAGGAGGAGGATACAAAGAATGTGGAAGAAAATCTGCAAGTGGATCAAAAAGAAAGTACCCCAAATGCGTGCCTGCTGCAAAAGCAGCCCGAATGACAGAATCAGAAAAGCGTTCTGCTGTTGCGAGAAAAAGAAGTAAAGCACAAGGAGTAGGTGGTAAACCTACAAATGTTAAGACATTTGCATCGAAAGGTGCATTTACTAAATTGTATTACGGTGGTATGATAGATTTATAATGGATGAAGCAACTGAATATAAAGCTTACTTAAAAGCATTAAAGAAAGCAACGGATTCTGTCAAAGAAGACAAACAGGATAAAGCTGCGAAAGCAGTGGCTAAAATGAAAGTAACACAATTCTCTTGCGGTGGTATGGGTATCGCTGTTAAGGGAGGAAAATTTGAAGGAGTTATGTAATGAAAAAAGATATGCCAAAAAAGAAATCTGGTGGAATGCCAGCAGGTGGTGGTCATAAAAATTATAAAATGACTGGTATGATTGGAGCAAAGACAGGTAAATTAGTCGGAAAACAAAAAAATCTACCTAAGCATTTACAAGAAAAAATATTAGCGTAAGGATGAAATGGCTAGTTCAGGAACTACAAGTTTTAATCCATCAATTGATGAGGTCATTGAAGAAGCTTACGAAAGATGTGGCGTAAGAACTAATTCTGGTAATGATATAAGATCAGCTAGAAGAAGTTTAAACTTACTTTTTTCTGAATGGGGCAACAGAGGTATTAACCTTTGGAAAGTAAAATCAAAAACACAAACTTTAACTAACGGAACTGCCACTTATACAACTCCTGATGATTGTAATGATGTTTTAGAAGCTGTTGTAACTACAACAGGAAGCACACAACAAACATTAACAAAGATATCAAGATCAGAATATATTGCAATTCCAAATAAAACTGAAACAGGAACACCATCTCAATATTATGTCGATAGACAATTGAGTCCAACTATAAGTTTATATTTAGCGCCTGATACAACTGCAGTAACAAATATTTTTTATTACTATCTTGCAAGAATTGAAGATGTAGGTGCATATACAAATACTGCTGATATGCCATTTAGATTTTTTCCTTGTATGGTATCTGGTTTAGCTTTTTATTTATCACAAAAGATTGCACCTGATAGAATTCAAGCATTAAAATTATTATATGAAGATGAATTAAAAAGAGCGTTAGAAGAAGATGGACAGAGAACATCTGTTTACATTTCACCTAATGTTTATTACCCACAAGGATAATTATGGCATACGCAAAAGGTAAATACGCTAAATCAATTTCAGATAGATCTGGACAAGAATTTCCATATAGAGAGATGGTAAAAGAATGGAATGGTTCATTAGTTCATATTTCAGAATTTGAAAAAAAACATCCTCAGCTAGATCCAAAGTATCATAGAGCAGATCCTGTAGCTTTGTATAATGCTAGAATTCAAAGACCTGCACCTGTTGTTGTGTATTTAGATCCACAATATTGGCCAGGTCAGTTTACATCAAATGGAATGCAACCCTCTACTGATCCTTTAGAGGAGAACAATAAAAGACAAATAGGAACAAGGGTCGGAAAGGTAACTATAGTAATAGCATAATGGCAATCAGTTATTCAGATTTTTTAACACAAGTAAGAAATTATACAGAAGTAGATTCTAACGTATTATCAGATACTTTGATAGCTCAATTTATTAGAAATACAGAATTAGCAATAGCTGGAGCTGTTGATTATGATGAAACAAGAAAATATGCAACATCATCATTTACAGCTAATAAAAGATATTTAGTTACCCCTGCAGATTTTTTAAGTATAAGATCATTACAGGTTTTTGCTGATACAACAGTAACAAGTGCAAGAACTTTTATGGAGAAAAGAGACACTAGTTTTATATCTGAATATAATAGCTCTGGTGCAACAGGTCAGCCAAAATATTATGCTAATTGGGACGATAATAATATTGTTGTTGCTCCAACTCCTGATATTGCTTACGGAGTACAGCTAAATTACATTATTGATCCTCCTGGATTTACATCTTCAAGTTCTAATTATTTATCAACTTATCAAGAATCTTTATTATTACATGGAGTTTTAACAGAGGCGTTTTCGTATCTAAAAGGGCCATTAGATATGTACAAACTTTATAAAGACAAGTATAATGAAGAAATACAAGCGTTTGCTCTTCAACAAATGGGTAGAAGAAGACGTGCAGAATTTGATGATGGTGTACCAAGGGTACAAGTGCCTTCACCATCACCGTAAAATTAAAGGAGATTAACTATGGCAATAACACAAGCAGTATGCAATTCATTTAAAAAAGAACTTCTAGA